GATTCGGAGACACCGTCCGGACTTCCACCGAGCCACGTGTGTACTGGGTGTGGACACAAACCAATCTCGTGAACAACTTCACCATGTCTTTCTTCGTAGAGAATACGGGCTTCATCTTCATATTTCTCACCATGACGCGTGGCTTCATTTCCAGTAAACTTTTCACCAACACCACACTTTTTTAGGAGAAGACCCTCGGGTGTTTCGTATTTATTTTTCCCGATAGCGGTCGCGGCGTCGGACGCAGTGAGCATGTTTCCACGAAGCGCGAGCCATTCCTGACTCTTCTGTGCTGCATATTCCCTTGCGATAAGTGCTTCAACGTTCGGGTGCATGTTAAACTATCAATGAATCTATCTTTTAAGCTGGGGAGGGTAGAAAAATGCTTTCGCAGCATTTTGTTCGGCACGTTTTTTGCTTTTTGCAAAACCACGTCCTAAAAAGATATTGTCGACGAAGACGTCAACTGTGAAAACACCGTCGATTTGAGATGTCACGCGATAGTCTGGCAGTGGTAAATTATTTGATTGTGTGTATCTCATGAGATGATCTTTGTAGTTGTTATCCACCATGATAGATTTCATATCCACGAGTTTCGGGTTTTCGTAAATGGACAAGACAAACTGCTTCGCGTGCAATAATCCCAGATCCATATAAATAGCACCAATTAACGCTTCGAAAACGTCCTCGAGAATTTTTGGGTTATTATTCCAACCATTTCGCATACCCTTCTCATCCATAAGAACGTGGTTATGGAGTCCAAGTTTATTCGCAATAGCGGCGAGTGTTTCTCCGCGTACGAGTTGTGTTCGTGCTTTCGTCAGAAAGCCTTCTTGCTTCTCTTCATATCTGTCATATAAGTATTTCGTTATCACAAATCCTAAGACGGAATCGCCTATGAATTCTAGAGTCTCAAAGGAACCAGTGAGTTCTTCGTGTTCCTTTAGGGCTGATTTATGCGTGAAGGCTTTTTGATACAAATCCAACTTGGTTGGCTTTGTACCAATAAGTTCTTCGATCATGGACTTATTGATGTTCATGTTATTTCATTAGTGAGTTATTTGTTTAAGCCTTAACATAGTGCGGGCTCAAGAACTTTTGCAAGTTGAGGAAGGTGACTTGGACATCGCCCGGTTGCAAGAGATCGCGAAGCTTTTCATCCATGATCAAGACACGACCATTTTCCGGATGCTTCAAGCCATTGTCAGTGATGTACTTGGTAATCGCCTTAGTGACTTCGCTTCTGGAGATCAATTCACCCGCCGGGAGGTTGATGAAGGCGCGGAGCTTATCGCTGATGTTTTGCTTGCGGTTGAAGCCGTTGTTCTTCGCGCGCTCGGCCGCCTTGGTTCCGTCCGGGTCGTCTTGCTTCGCCTTCACCTTTCGGACAAGCTTCGTCAAAGACTTAACTTCGGCGCGGAGAGCAGTGAGTTCGGTTTGAATGGTTTCAAGAGACATCTTATATCCTTGTAAGACGCCTCATCTTTAAGTCTCATTTTCGTAACGACAGTGTGCTAGTTATTACCAGACCTAAAAGAACCACAAGGATAATTTTGGTGTACGCCGGAATGTCGACTTGGAACGGTGTGAAGAACTCATCTGTTACCCTGTAGGGAGGCCTGGGACGAACGCCTTTACATTGTCCAGGGCATCCACCAGAACAACACCCAGCGTTACAAGGAAATACACGCGTTCCTCGTCGCACACCACAAATTTGTTTTTCATATGGATACGATTCACCCTTCATGGCGTAACATTTACACTCGTCGATCACATTACATTTGAGCTTCTCACACTCCATTTTTATATATCACAATATTATAATGGACGATAGCATTTACTCAGAGGCCGTCATCAATAGGTTCATGTTGAAGAATCTATTCTTCAATGATGCCACACTGAAGAAGTATTACGAGAACGACGATGTAGCAAATTTTAGAAAGCGTCTTCACAGACTTCATAAGAAGGAATCACTCGAAAAGATAGTCTACGCGTACGTGACTGATTCGATCCGTGATATTGTCTATAGAATGGTGGGTGAACTTTCTGATTTCTTGAAAATGAGTGGTGACCTCGTCATCTCTGGAGGTGAAGCTTTTAATTTTTACATTGACCGTAAGGATAGAATTATCACGAGTGACATAGATACTAAATTCGTTCCCAGATTTAAATACGATTCAAAGTATTTTGGGAAGCTTCAGGCAGTTAAGCTTCTTTTGTGGAATAAACTTGGTGAAATCGCAACAAAGTACGACAAGGAAATTCGATCTAGATTTTCGAAGAAGACAAAACTCGAAAAGTTTTTAGGACTTGGTTTCGCTGAAAAGGGACCGTTTGTCACTCGTAGATACATTCTCATTAAGAAGAAAAAGGGTGGTAACGGTACCGAACCTTCAAAGATGAATGTGTTCATCGATGTTGAATTGTTTGCACTCGATCTCAAGACGAGGTATTTTTCAGCCGAAAAAGGACAAATCGTTGAGAAGACTATCGGAGGTATTCTTGATATTCCTTTTATGCGTCCGGGTGAATTTGGGTTTGAGGTTGTTGAAACGAAAAAGAGGGGTGTCACCTATAGAAACAGACTCACGGGTAACATGGTCCGTGACGACCGAATCTACGTTGCGGGGCGACGATTTTTGCTTGATGATGTGTATCTCATGCAAAAGCTTGGACTTCGTCCAGAAAAGCGAGAAAAGGATCGTCAACGCATGGTAAAATTGTCAAAAATCATTTCGAGTAAAGTGTCCATTAACTCAAGTGATACAATTGAATCCATTTACCGTAAGGTTCATAAACTTTCCATGACACCAGCGCGTCGCCGAAAGACTGATGGTCGCGTGAGTATGAAAGCCGCGTCTGCTGTAAATCCTCGTAAGTATCTCATGTATACGACACAGCCCGATGAAGAGCGTGTGTCTAAACAGTTTGTTGTTGGACTCAAGGCGTCCACGAAAGGTGTGAGTATTCCCGGGTTTCAGAAGACGAAGGGAAATCAACGTTTCAATCTTAACGATCAGATATGGCGAACGTCAAAAAATAAAAACTACGTGAAGAATGAATACAATCTCAGACCAATTGTAGGTGGAAAAGTTCCAGAGAAAATTAACATTTTGAAAACGTTGTATGGATACAGACCAATCAGAGATAATTGGGTTCCTAAACAAGTACTTTTAAAGTCAGCACAGATTCCTTTCGTTGGTTTAAAGAAATAAGTACAATGTACGGTATAATGTTATACGATACTCCGACCAAGGACGACGAAGGTTTCTATTTTGTGAAGGCGACCAAGGATGACAAGAAGAAGTGCTTTGTTCAATTGAATAAGGTAAAGGTGACCGGTCTCACGGAAACCGAAGTGACCTTTGATGTCGTATCCGAAAGAAACCTCGAACGCGTACAAGCGCTCGATGCACAAAACATCCAGGCCGCAGTCGAAAATGCGAAATCCTGGTTTGGTAAGTCTCTCACCGAGGAAACGATCAAGTCCGCGTATACCGCGAGTGTGACCGACAATCTCGTCAGCGCTGATAAGATCGCTCCGACGAAGGTTTTCACTGCGGATCAGGAACTCACCGACTTCAGCGCACTCACGACTGAGAGTGATTGTTCGGTGATTCTCGAATTTGCCGGACTGTGGTTCGCCAAGAAGGCTTTCGGTCCGGTGTGGAATGTTGTTCAGGTCAAGATGGCCCAACCTCCACCCCAGCCCGAGGAGACTTATCCAGAAGAATTTGCTTTCCAAGATGAGGATGACGAATAAAAAAATTTGTATACTGTATAATAAAAGATGGTGAAGATTCGCCCGAATCAGCTGGTCATGCTCGCGGCTGTGGCCGTCCTCGTTTATTTGTTGTTTACGATGAAGTCCAGTAAGTCGAAGTACAGCATCCAAGAAACTATGTATGCGCCGAGCTTGTACGACAGCAAGGATGTTGCGCCGAGCAAGTGCCAAATGAAGGCTGGAACCGGTCTTGCGTCTTCCTTGTTGCCTCGTGAGGTCGCGTCCCAGGAAGACTTTGGTGAATTCGCACCGGAAGATATCCTCAAGGGTCAAAACTTCTTGGACCCGCGTCAACAAATTGGCTTCCCGGAAACGACTGGTGGCGCTCTTCGTAACGCCAACCAACAAATTCGCGCGGACCCACCGAACCCGAAAGATGCTTTCGTGTGGAACAACTCTACGATTGCCCCCGATTTGATGCAGCGTAGTTTGTGCGCTTAAAGATTTTAGCTCATTATTAGGTAATTATGTCTTCTGTGTCTAATGAACTTTCGACGAGTGTTTCAAAGCTCGTCGAACTCAGTAAACAACTCTCCGAAGCGAAAGCTGATATCAAAGTCCTCAATCAAGAAGAAAAGCGTCTCAAAGAGTCGGTAAAGAAACACATGGTTGATCAGGGCATTGATACCATTAACCTCAGGAAAGGGAAGATAAGTTTGAGAAAAAGTGTCCGTAAGTCAGGTGTTAATAAGGATTCTATCAGGGAAGGACTTTTGAAATTCTTTGGTGGTGACGAGGTCAAGGTCGAGGGTGCTATTAACGCGATTCAAGATAATTTAAAAACGAAGGAATCAGTGACGCTTTCGTTAACCGGTATAAAAGAGAAGCCTCCTAAGGAAGATAAGTAAGAACGATGGTTTGGAGCCAATATATTGAAGATGGCAACTATGACCTCGACGTGGAACTGAATGAACACGGCGAGGTGATAGAAGATGATGAGGATCGCATGACTATTCATGACTGGGAATCCAAGTACTCAGATGAATTGTGGGAATTGTGGGATCTCATGAATACACTCATTCGTGATGCATGGCTGGAACACACTATATTCAATAATGGTAATTTTAATGACTTTGTTGAATTTTGTTACAAAGAACATCACGAATCACCCATGTACCTGTATTGTCCGGTGATACCAAACATTTCATACATTTGGAGAAAAATTCAGGAATGTATGGAT